GTATTAGCTACGTCGCTTGACGTTAAGTCTGATCCGCAAAGATCACATTTTTTACCTTCTGTTTTAGGTACAAAATGCTCAGCTACAAGTCTGTGCAGATAGACGTGAGTTTCTTTACCCATCAAGTTTAAGTTTGTATTTATATAACCACTACTGTTAACTTTTTTACGAGATAGTATTTTTTCTGGTAAAAATCTTTTACCTCCATTAATATTATTAATTACGTATCTAGATATTGATTTTAATCTTCCTTCATTACTTATCATATAAATTCCTTCATACATTTTAACATCTTTCCAAATTTCCATGTCTTTAATTTTTTACAAATATAATTCTTTTTTTTTATTTTAACAAGTTAATCCAGTATCAAGTTGTATTTCTCCAGTGCTTACGTTGATTTCGTATATAATGTTATCAGCTACGTTTACTATGTAGTTGTATCCTGTAATTGGCGTTGTTAATCCTGCATCTGAGTAAACTATTACGCCTATACCCCATCCACCACTGGTGTAAGCTGAGCTAGTTCCAGTTCCACAAATTGTACCTGTACTGTTATCGAGTCTTACTGTGTATACAGTAGCGCATGCATCCACTGCATCAATTACGTTAGAGCTTGTACTTGTCATTCGTATTGGTTTAGATCCTGCATCGTCGTATATCCACTGCTCTTCTCCACTACCCCCTAATACGTTAAAAGGTTGGTATAACCCAAAGCTTAGTGAATATAGAGTGGATCCAACACCTAGTGTACTTGAAGAACTCACTACAGTGAAGGGGAAGTCTCTTGTACCAAAACATGCGTTAGCAGCTGATGTGAAATTTTGTATACCTGGCTGGTTTGCTGCTCTGTACACAGTAAACGAATATAATGTTGTACATGTATGACAATAGCTGTACCAGCTAGCTAATGAAACCGTTCCGCTAGATGGGGGTAATGTAGGGCTATAAGGGTTTAATGCCACATAAGTTCCGAGTCTAGCATCGTTAATGTTAAACGGTGCTTGAGAGGGTACCCCTAACTCTGCCCTTATATCGTCCATACTTATTATTCCTGATGCTGGTAATGCCATATTAGTTCAATTTACCGAATTTGTTTTCGTATGCTTGTAATTTACCTTCTAATTCCTGAATTCTCTGTTCATGGTTTTTACCTACCTCCACAAGTAACGGTATAACTTTTTCGTATTTAATAGCACCATAGCCGTTCTTTCTCATTTGAGTGATTTCTGGCATTACAGTAGCTACATCTTGATATATTAAACCGTAGTCATTTCCCTTGAAATCTTGCTGCAAATTATTCCAAGTAAAGGTCATACCCCTCAAGGCTAATAATTTGCTAATCGGGTTTGTGATTAATTGCTGATTATCCTTATATCGACTATCAGAAGAAGCATAAGCTATTATGTTACCATTAGCATAAATAGTGTCAGTAGACGGATTACAGTAAATACCTGCTGTACCATAAACAGAATTGCCACTACCCCAAAGCATTTGATACGTTGAATTAGAGTCGTTGTTATAGTTAATTGTTACTTGAGCGGCTACTCCTGATGTTGTTAAGTAAGTATTCCCATCCACACTACCATCAGCTTTTAAGAATTGGGATGAAGTACCGCCGCTTTTAATCAGGCTACTAGCCGTCACACTACTGCTAAAGGTGGCTGCGCCTGTGGCTTTTAAAGTAAACAGGTTGTCATTCCCCCAAAACCCAAAACCTATTTGGTTATTAGTGCTTCCATCAGAAGAATGAGTATATACAAAGGTTGCAGCATTATTAGTAGTATTTACTTTGCCAATCACAATACTATTATTTGTAACTGAAGTACCGTTAATTGTAGAACGATAAAACTGACCGCTTAATGCATCTGCCGTTCTATTGGAAACAAAGCCGTTTGTTGCTGTTATTGTTTCACCCTTCACCCCCCCATTAACTATTAGCTTGTTAGTGCCGTCTGTTGTGGTTGTGTTGATTAAGAATGTGCCGTCTGTGGCTAAACGTGCGTATTCAGTACCGTTTATTCCCAAGCCAATAGGTCGAGTACTGTATGAAGCAATGAATGTTCCGTAAGCACCACCAATACCACCAACTAATGTTCCTGTACTATTGTTGCTCCCAAAATAACTATCTATTGTACTGCCAACATTTTGAAAATTTAAAAAAGCCCCATTTGTAGCTGTTGCACCTAATATTTGAGAAACCCCACCACTTGTTGAAACAACGTGAAGGTTAGTGCTTGGTGAAGCAGTACCAATCCCAACATTCCCTAAGAAACTCCCCGCCCCACTCATAGACAATGAAGTGCCGTTGATGGAGCCTGTGAAAGTGGCTACGCCTGAACCCGATATTGATGCAACTTCTGCTGACCCATTATGAAAAGACCAATCACTTGCTTGAAGCCTTAACTGATTATAAGCCCCAAAATTTGTAGTAGTTGAATAAATTACATTTCTTGCGGCAAACCCCTCTGTTGTTAATCTACCTAAACCGTTATCAAATACAGCATCCTTAAACTTCACCCCCCCATTAACTATTAGCTTGTTAGTGCCGTCTGTGGTTGTGGTGTTGATAAGGAATGTGCCGTCTGATGCGAAACGACCATATTCGGCAGTCCCTAAGAAAAGTATGTTTTTTGAAGTGGTAAACCCATTATCTAAGGCTTGAAAATAAATACTATTAGCATCTAATTCTCCAAAATTTAAAGCATTATTTGCTCCATAAAATCTACCTAGACCATTTACATTTAATTTATACCCATTAGCTAATAAAGCACTTCCAACTGCAAGTTCCCCTATAATAGAAGCCCCCCCACTCATAGACAATGAAGTGCCGCTTAATGCACCACCTAAAGTTGTATTTAATGTCCCGCTCGCAACTTTTATAGCAACACCCCCTGCACTGTTATATAGTGTAAAGTCATTTAAGCTACCTGCTTTTGGATAGATATATCTCCCTGCTGCTGTGTTATATCCATCTTGATACGCTGCATTTGGCGAAGTAGAAGTCTGAAATAGCACCCTTGAATTAGCTGATATATCCCCACTAAACGAAGCACTTGTGCCGTTGAGTGCGCCCGTCAACGTTCCCCCACTCAAAGGCAAATAAGTTCCTGAAATAAGATCTGTAATATCTGAAGCCACAACTGCACTTACCACCCCTGAACCATTGGCTTTTAAAATACCACTAACAGAACCCGCACCACCTAAATTGGAAGAAAGCACCGCACTTAATGAAGCAGCCGTTCCTGTGGTGTTTTGGTTGAATGTAGGGTATAAAGCTGCATTAGATGGTACAGAGGTTAAAGCTGAACCTGCACCTATGAAAGATGTTGCAGTTGCTGTTCCTGTAAAAGTACCATTACCAGATACACTTACAGTAAACATGTTTGCTGCATCTCCAGCTCCTGTGTTTCTAAGTTTAAATGAGTTTGAAAATACTTGTATTAAATCGTCTGTACCACTTTCAAAACCTAATATGTTTACAACGGCACTTCCAGTATTTCTTACTGCCTGAAAGAATTGGCCATTAGGAACCCTAAAACCAGAGTTACCTATAACTGTACCAGTAAATGTATCTCCACTTAATTCAGCTAATCCACTTGAACGGTAAGCATAAGAACCAAGTCCTAACCAAGACTGAACTCCACCTAAAGTGGATTGTCCTGTCCCTCCTCTAGCTACAGATAATATTCCTGTCCAGCCTAATGTTAATGTTTTAGCAGCTAACAGAGCAGTGGTGGAACCGCTTTGTGATATTGTTACGTTTGTATCGTCTACTAAACTTAAAGCTGCCCCTCCTGTAACACCTGAAGCTGTAACATTTGTAGCTGTAGCCGCATTACCATCAATACTCACACCAGTTAAAGTCTGTACTCCTGAAGCTCTATTGTTAGCTATTAATGTAGTGCCGATATAATGTGAACCAGCAGCCCAATCACCCCAGCCATAAGCAGTGTCAGCTTTTGTTCCTTGAGCTGCTGTTGCAAAGTCTCCAGTGTTATTATTAGCTGCTGTTCCGAATGTTCTATAAGCTAATACATCTGCTCCTATAACTAATCCTAAAGATGCTCTACCAGTAGCTGCTATAAGTCCTGTAGCTCCACCATCCCATTGTCTTGTTTGAGTGTATGCTAAGTTCCAGTTTGTTTCTTGTGTTGTTGTTGGTATTACATAGCCAGATGTTATTGTGAATACACCTGTTGTGCTATTATAAGTTAAGCCAGTAGCGGAGCTTGATAAAGCGGCTCTAGCTCTTAAATCTGTGTAATATAAATTTGTTACTTCTGGAATGTTCGCTGTAGTTAAAGATACAGCACCAACAAATCCATTTACAGAAGATACAGCATCTGTATTGTCTACTTTATCCCAAGTAGCTCCGTTATATATAATACCGTCTATATTCGTAGAACCAGCAACATTCACTACATAGTAATGACCTTTAGTTCCTGTAGAACTGGTGATAGTAGGAGAGTTGGTTGAAGCGTTCCATACACCTTGGTATGTAGCTCCACCCATTAAACTTGTTATTTGATTTTGTGCCTTACCAAATGCTTGTAAGATAGTGTCTGTAGCTACAATAGTGCCCCCTGTAACATTAAGTCCTGTTAGAACTTTTCCTATTACAGCGGAGTTTAATAATGTAGCTGAAGCAGCTCCAGGTCCGGCTGCTGTCACTTCTCCTGTAAGAGATGTAATATAGCTACCAGAAGGTTGTGCATTAATATCACTTAACACCTCAACACCTGTTCTGTACTTTACAGTAGTACCGTCTAATACAATAAATTTATCTGTATCTGTTGTGGCATTAGGTACTGTTCTTATTTCGAATTGATCTGCACTAGAAGCTGTCGCTGCATTTGAAGCACTTGTAGCTAATTCTGCACGAGATGCACTAATTGAATTGCTTGCCCAACTTGCAGTACCCTCTAAAGATCCTGTAGCAAAGTCGTTGAATAACACTAAATCTGAATCCTGTACACCATTCTTGTACCAATAAAGCTCTCCGTTCACATTAAACATAGAGCCAGTATATCTAACAATAATGTTAACTTTTGAGTTAACCTCTGTTGTAGATGCATACACCGATCCGCTATTTAAGTATAGAGCGTCTAAAGGTTCGTTTGTTGTCCTATTGTATCCAGTTGCGTTATTAACAGCCATATAACTATGCTATGTTTATTGTGTAAGTGCCTGAGTATACAACTAGGTTGTATAAGTACACTCTGTATGTTTTAGTTGTTCCGTCTGCAAATGTCACAGACTTCGTATCTGTTGTAAAATTGCTAATCAAATTTAAGTTAGCTCCCTGATCAAATATTTCTTCTAAGGTTCCGTAAGAACTGTCATACGCAATACAAAATCTGTTAGAAGATGCATTGAATATTAAATCATTTGCCACCTTATCTGTACTTGTATTTGTGTAGGGTCTAGTGCTATGCGACACTTCTGATAAAGCCCCTAAATCTACCCCGGCCACTGTTGTAGCTGAGCTCATTCCGTATAAAACAGGGTTGTATATGTTGAACATGGTGATGAGGCTTACGTATTGTCCTGCAGTCACTTGCGTATCTTTTACAAACCCAATATACCTTACAGCACTTTTATCTGTAGGTTGGCCACTATCTGCTAGCACAGGGCTTATGTCTCCACCACTTCCCGAAATAGCTGTTAAAGCATTCAAGTCTGTGAAGTTGCTGTCATTGTAGTCTCTAGCCACCTTATACTCCGTCAAGTTTACGTTAGGAGAGTTTCTGGTAAATGTGCCACCAATACTTCCTGTAAAGGCTGTAGACACACTTCTCACTTGGTACCCACCCGCTGTTAAAGCTGGTGTAAAACTTCCTGAGAATAACACTGTAGGAGCTGCATAAGCTGCAAATGATGATGTTGCTATCTCTGTTGTATTACTTTCTCCATCAACAAATGTGGCCCTGAATTGCACTGTATCGTTGTTTACTCCAGAGGTATTTAAACTAGCTGTAGCTGATGCATCTTTTTGAGATGATCCCCCTGTAACAGCTGTAGTTAGGTTATTCCAAACAAAGTCTGCAGCTCTCTTGTATTGTATTTGAGCTGAAATAAAGTCTGTTGTACCTACATTCTGGGCCCATCTAAATGTAACCGCATAGTTAATATTCTGCTCATTGTAAGCAGAAGAAGTTGGGGATAAGCTAACCAATGACAGGGTGGGAGGTGTGTAAGGTGCAATGATTTCCTGTAGAAGTGTTTCCAGGGTGTATCCGGCTAAGCTATCTCCAACTGAAATACCGCCAACATTCCTTGTGGCTGGAGTGCGGCCTGCGTATTGTAGGGATGCAGTGACGCCTGCTGAAGCAGAGGCAAACCTGTCGTTAAAAGATTGACTATCTGCATAGTAAGATTCAGTGAAATTGTTGTAGTTTGCTACTAAATCGTTGAAGGACGAGGTAGAAACGTATATAGAATCGCTACCATATGTTACTTTACCAGATGCAGTATCGTAGTAAAGTACATTATGTGTTGCATTAGATTGTGTAGCTGTGATGTAGGAATCTCCCACCACCTTCATTCCACCACTAACGTTTAAGATAACGTTAGGGTCTAGGGAACCTGACCCAATAGAAACAGACCCCTTAATAAGGAGGTCATAAGCTTGTTGGTATGTTAAAGCATCAACAATCTGATAGACATGGTAATCGTATATTACCTTACCATCTTCTATGTTCAGCTTTGAAAGTAGAGCCATCTATAATATCTATTTTTGAATTCGTATATAAATATCAGATAACTTGTACTAGGCTGAATAAGACCTACCGTTCTTGTCTACTATTTTAGTGGTGAAGTTTACTTGACCTTTTGAACTGAAATTTTGAGGGGCTGAAAGGTACTTATTGATTGAATCTGGTACTATGTGGCCTTGTAGTGTAATGTTAAACATTGAATAAACCTTTCTAGCTTCTCCTACATTCACTTCTTGTGTAATAGGCATGCTATCAATCCTTGACATGAATGTGAAGCGTTTAGGGTCTCCCCAGTACGAATCAGAGGCATAGCCAATGGCTTCTAGTATCTTATTTAAGTCACTGTTGTAGTTTACATACACAGCACAGCTGTAAGTTATTCTGTAATAATCTGGAACCACCACCACTCCGTAAGACTTAACCGGTCTTCTGTTAGTAAGGGCTGCAAAGTTGTTGTAAGGGTTTTCTTTGGTGTATCTTTGCTCAAATATGTGGAAGTTTCCGGCATTGTTGCCATCCACCTTGGAAGAAATATCTCTAACCTTTTCTATATTATCCTTCTTTATAGCTATTACTGGGAATATTATCTTGCCATCTTTATCTCTAACACCTAGATCAGCCTGGGCACTCTTCCATCTTTCTGGATTAGCGTACATAACAGGTACAGGAACTCTGTCCCCATTCTCTGTAACAGAGGGTTTGATTACGTTATTGAAATAATAGAACACAGCCTCGTCTATATCGTCAAAGCCAATGGAGTAATCCTTTATGTCAGCATCTTTCACAGACACTTGCTCAGCTCTCAAATTCTCTGTAGCTGTCACAGGCTTACTTCCTGGTATGATTTCAGGTATAGACTCTTCAGAAGCTTGTTTAACCGTCTTTGGTCTAGGTTTATATGTTCTTTTTTCCCTTGTTGGCATTATGTTTATCTAGCTTGAACTAGGTTTAATCTGTTTACGTTAATTAAGTGACACTCACATATAATAGAAAGTGAAGTACCAAACTCATTTAGTGTGGGTTCTAGTGCGTAGTTGGGGTCTTTACCCCCTAATAGTTGATCTTCTACAGTGTTACCCACTTCAAAGTAGGATTCATTCCAGGTGATAATGTCTCCTTTCTCTGGAACTAGGCTTAATAAAGCTAAATCAGCCTTCAAGAAGTTGAAATTTATGTTACGGGCTGTATCAGATCCATACACTTCTTCGTTATTGGTCTGTGGTAAACGATCTACAATACATGTAGTGAGGACTGGCTGCTTATACATTTTGCTTTTAGACTCCCCATATATGTCAAATTTGGTGTCCTCTAAAGACAACTTATAGTAAATAACCTCTGTACTAACTTTATTGTTAATAAAAGATCTGTTCACTAACAGCTTAAAATTCATATCTCTTCCTCTAGAATATAATGCCATGGTCTACGCGATGTATATGAGTAATGGAATATCTTGTTGAATTTCCCTCATTGAGGCAGCTTCTGCAGCCTTGTTTTCTAATTGGGTTCTTCTGGATGATTGTGTTAAAGTTTCTCTTAAAGACAGCATTAAGGCTTCCTTTTCTGCTCTAGCTTGTTCTACTAGGGATGGGCCGTTTAATGTCACAGAACTACCGTTTCCTGGCGTTTCTACTGTAGCATACTTACTTCTAATATTACCTAAGATCTCTTTACAAACTGAAATACCGTACTCAAATATCCATTTTCTGAATGGTGCATTGATTTGAGTGTAAGTTGGTACATCGTAAGGAACATTTCCTACATTGGTGATCAAGTCTTGTGGCAAAGATCCGCTAACAGGTCTTCCTATAGCATCTCTTTCAGACTTCTTAATGTAGTTAAAGAACACAGTACGCTCAAAAGCTGGTATAGGGAATATTCTTAGTTTGTTATTTATTAGCTCAAATGTATAGGCCGATCTTCTCACCTCGTCATTAAATTCAATCCCCTGTATTCTTAGTACATCCGCATAAACAGGCATCATCATGAAGTTAACTGCTGGAGACATGCTACCAAATCCGAATTCATTTAACATGTTTTGGTAGCCAAATCCTGTACCCACTGTTGGGTCAAAGAATCTGCTAACAGCTGGAGGTATTTGATAAAACACCTTCTTAACCTCAATGGCATCTCCTGGGGCTAAAGAGGCACTTGCAGCCGCCCAAGCATCTAAGTCATACACTTGCTGACCTATTTGTAAAGGAATCGATCCCATATGCCAATCTACACTACCACCGGTACCTAACTCTGTACCGTAGTCCTTGGCCATTCTAATGACATTACCAAGGTTGGGTTGTATTAATGTGTTATTTATGTTACCACTACCTGTAGGAGCCCCCTCTAAGTTGAGGTAGTTCTCTCTTATTTTAAATTCGTATAGCTCCTTTCCGTATGCACTTACAGCATCTTCCAAGGCCCCATAATAGTGATAGGGGGACAGTTCAATATCTTCAATAAGACCTCCAAGTTTCCTAAATGCGTATTTAGTGAACCTAGGGGCATCTGATACAAACTGGGCATCATTATCATAATAACCAAAGTTGGTGCTCCCAGATACTGGGGGTAACACCATACTTTCGTCATATATTTCAACTGTAGTGTTCGTGGACATGTATTTTTGCTAATATTTTTACATATATAAATATCTGCAAAAGCTGTCTGGGGGTTGCTAGTGTCTAGGTTGAGTACCTATGAAGGCTTTATACTTCTTGTATATAGTCTGTATTAATGGAGATCTCATCTGGAACTCCTCTCCAAGCTCTCTTATTCCTACCCCTTCCACATCGGATAAAATATCTATCAAATTATGTATTCCGGTATTTTTAATGTCAGATTGGAAAGGGTCTGTTAGCACAATCATTTTAGAACTTTCTTTCATTCTGGTTATGAATGATATAGCTTCATGTAATGTAGAGCCTTGACACTCGTCGTATATGATAATACTACTGTCAATATTATCTCCTCTGACAAATTGAATTGGCTTAAATATTACCTTCTCTTGTTTAAATAATTTTTCCCTTTCTTGAGTACCTACAATTTGATCTATGGCATCGATGTATATCTGGAAATGAAGGCAAATCTTTTCTTCAGCTGTACCAGGTAAAAATCCTAAACTGGATCCAACTTCCACCACTGGCTTTGTTATCACTATTTTATCAAACTCTCTTTTTCTCAGTTGGGTGATTGCGTAGGTCATAGCTATTGTAGTCTTACCACAACCTGGATCTGCTTTTATTACTGATATTCTGTTTTGGTGTATAAACTCTATTACTGTTTTTTGTAAGGGAGTAAGTTCTATATGAAACTTAAAATCTCCTTTCGGAACTCTCTTTTGATTGTAAACGTCGTCGGTGTGAGGTTTAGAGGGCATATATCGTAAATTACTTTATTTGAAATAAATATACGCCAAATACACCCTGAATTATAATTGCTTACATTATATTTTTATGTTTAATTTGTGTAGTGGTGTGAAAAATAAATCTATTTATAACTCTTTCTTTACAAATCTGCCGTTCTCATCTCTCACCTGATCTTTCCTAGTACTTAACTTCTCTGACCTTTCTTGGTACAATTTAGTACCCTCTTCTTCTCCGTATTTGTTTTGGAACCACTCTAGAGTATGACGGCCTTTCGAGGCTTTAGACAGTTTGTCTCTAGTTTCTTGAGTAAAAACTTGGGGAGGCCTGTTTTTACTTTTAACAGACATGTTGGCTACGTAGTCTTTGTACTGTTGGGTATGCTTCTTACCTTCCCAACTGTGACCACCCTCTGCACTTTCTACAGCATTGTAACCTACATTAAAACTATCAAAAAACTTTATCCAATAAAACTCCTTTTGCTTAGCATCTTGTTCATTATCTGCAATATCTATAATCTCTTTTATAAAAGTTTCCCAACCATACTTTCTCACTGCATTGTATAAAGGTAAATTTTCACTACCTTTAGATTTATGAAGATGACTAGTCATTCTTTTGAAGAAGTGATTAGTTCTGCCGATATAACATTTTCCTGAAGGTGATGTAAGTTTGTAGATAAAATGCTTACCTTCTGCTAATATTTCATCTGTATTGTACGTAGGGTAGTCAACTCCTGATACGTACTGTTTGATAGATTTACGAGACTTATTCTTCTTTATTTTCTCTGGTTTGGGTTTAGACGGCTTCTTGTAATTTACTAAACCGTTTTCACTGTAGTATATCTCCTTTGCCCTTTCTTTAGATGATTTAGATTGTAAATCTTGAAGTCCTGTATGCTCCCTAAATTCGTCAAGAGTCATTCCGTGCACCTTCGCGTGAGAAGCTTTTATTGCCTTGAAATATTTTAAGCATATTGGACATTGAATTCTTGAGTCCTCGTTTGTTAATGAAGGGTCTTCTTTAGAAAGTATTTTTAATGTAGCCTGGAATAAGTACTCTTGGTCAGAGTGCTGTTTTACGTAGTCTGTTATTGTTATTTGGTGGGCTTTCTGTATGTGTAAAGTAAGTTGCCCACTTGTATTCTTAATGTCCTTAAACGACTTGTTACACACCTTGCAATAGATTCTTTCTAAAGTTTTATAAGGGTTGTCAATTAAGTTAAAGTGATCTAGAGGGCTGTCTGATTTTACTCCTATTTTAGTTAGATGACGTTTTAAGCCGATGGGGTTGGAGGGGTTATAAATTACCTCTTCCCCGGTGGCTTTGCAGATGGCTAACTGATCCCAATTTTCTATACCTACTTTATACTTTGCTTTCATAATTATGTAAAGTTACAACATTTCACCGTAATACTGAAATTTTCTTTATATAAATATAAATAAAAAAGCTCCCGATTTTTAGTCGAGAGCTTTTATTATGTAACTTGTTGATTTACAAGCTTATAGAGATTCTAGATCTGCTACGAACACCTTTCCAAAATATGCGGAAGTTATTATCTTCTTACCATATCTTGTGCTCATCCCTTTTGACATTGTGAATGTCTCTGGGTTGTACACTAATGGAGTAGAGATGATCGGAATGTAAGGAGCGAACACACCACCTACGTCAGTTAAGCTACTACCCTTGTAAGCCATAAAGATTTGATTATCTTGCATGTAAGAGTTGATGATAACTTTGTACTTGTTCTTGAACTTACCAGCTTCTCTTGTACCTACTGTGTACTGCTTACCATCACCACTTGCGCTAAAGCCTGGGATAGACTCGATGATCGCACTGATGCTTGGTCCACACATTAACACGGTAGCTTCGCCACGCTGAGTTTTCTGATGGATTTTCTTGCTCACCTTCTCGATAGTGTAGCCTAATGTTTGGAACCACTCACCTTGAGAGTTGTAGTATCCACCTGCACCAGCTGCTGCATCTGTGAAAGTGTTTGTTGCTTTGTTGAAGAAACGGTTGCTCTTAGCACTCCATACTTCAGAGGTGTTGTTACCTGCTTGAGACACTAGGTCTAACATTTCAAGGTCAATCTCTTTAGTGATGTACTCGGTCAATACTGCAGTGCTTTCCTCTTCAATGTTAATGCTTTGGAATGCGTTGTAGTCTTGTTGAGCTTCTTGAGTAAAGCTATACTTTAACTTACGGCTCTTAGCGGCAATGTATTCACTTCTAGGAGCGATATCAATGCTGTTGATAGCTGCAGATCCAGTTAAAGGACGAGCGGTTGTATCTTCGAAGTCACCTCTTAAGTTATCCTTAGTTGCAATAGAGTAGTAAACTGTCATTGCAGCTGGAGTATAAGAACCAGAAGTGATTAAAGTTAATGTGTCGAAAGTTGAGTTGTAAGAACTGAACTCAGGGAACAAGTTAGCCTCGCTCACAGCTGAAGAAGTTACAACGAAGCTTCTTACTGCAGTGGTATCCAAGTTAGGAAGAACTACTGACGCACTTGCGATGGTCAACTTTCTTACTAAACCAGAAGCTACTGATGCAGAGATTGCACTGTTGAAGTTTACGTCAGCAAAAGATGCAGTACTTGCTACTACAGATCCTGTACCTACAGAAGCATTATATTCGTTTACAGAGAAACCGAAACGGCCACTTCCGTAAAGACCACCCAATGGGTCAACGTTAGGTTGAATCTGAGAGGTAAAGGTATTACCGTAGATGCTATCACCTTGGTTAAAACGAGTACCTGGGATTCCACCTGGTTGGTTTGCACCGTATTTGAAATCTAGGTAGAAAATCAATCCGAAAGGCATGTTCAAAGGTTGGTTACCTAAGAATTCCTTAGAGGTGATGTCACCGAAAGATTTACGAGCCATTGGTAAAGCGATTCCAGCCCATTGCTCACCAGCACCTGTAGCGAAGCTAGCTCCACCTAAGTTGGTTTGAATGGTAGATTCTACCAATACTTGCTTAATTTGGTTTTCTAATAATAAAGCCATGTGTGCTTTATCGTAAGCGTGAGCGTCACAGCCTTCTAAAAGACCATAAGGTTCCCACTTGTCTACTAAGCCCATCATCGTTTTACTACGATCTTCTACAGACTTAGCTGATTCTAATAATTGAGTTATCTTGCTCATGTTGTGATTATTCTTGGTTGTTGTTTATTTTTTAATTCCGGCCCTTCTTTGTAACTCGGCTACGACTGGGTCAGTTGGATCGTAAGAGGTTTTTGGTTGATATTGTTCTTGTAAAACTCCGATGCGTTTGAAACCTAACTTTTCAGTTACTTTGGTTTGTGGTGCCTTTTTAGTAGCAGACATTCCTTTGTAAGTTTCGAATACAATCTTAGCTTCGTTTGCTGTTGCAGCTTTATCTAATGCTTTGATAATATTAGCTTTTTGCTCGTCGCTGAAGTTTTCTTGTAAAAGAAGTTTGTTCTGATAAAGAAGTTTAGCGTTTAGTAAATTCATCTCTCTTAAAGATTCTAATAAAGCAGCTTGTTCAGTTGCTTCTTCTTTTTCTTGTTCTGGAGCCTCTTCTACTTCTTCAATTCCCTCTTGGAAACCTGTAGCGTTATGAAATGCTTTTGCAAAATCTTTTTCAAATTCCTTGACTTTTTCAACAGGGATGTTAAGAGACGGTAATTTTTTACCTAACCAATCTGCAACTGCGCCAACAAGTCCTAGTTGCTCTTTTTTCTTGTCTTCTCCAGACGCCATTCCTTCTACTTCTGCGATGTTCATTTCTTCATCTTCTTCAGTAGCTTCTGGTAATTCGTCAGATTCAGCTTCTTCATCCTCTACTTCGGCTAATAGTCTGTTGATGTAGTCTTCGTCAAGTTCTTTGTCATCACCACCTTCAACTTCGAAATCAGCTTCAGGAGCTTCTTCAGCTTCCCTCATTTTGTCGTCGTCTTCAGCAGGAGCATCGTCGTCCTCGTCGTTGTCATCACCTTCAGCCACTGTACCTTCAATTTCAGCTAAAGCAGCGTCGATATCGAAAGTCTCTTCTACTTCTTCCTTTTCAGGAATTTCTTCAGCTGGAGCTTCGTCTTCTTTCTTTGACTCTTCTACTTTTTCTGGAGTTTCTTCTACCTCTTCTTCAGTTTCTTCTGCAAGAGCTGATTCTAAGATAGCTTTGATTTGAGGAGTTATTGTTTCTTCAAACGATAACTTGGCATTCTCGATAGCAAATTGCTTAAGTTGTTTTAATTCAGCAATAGATTCTGCTAATAATGTTTTTGACATGTTTTATTTTGATTTTTCTGTACGGCCTATTAGAGAGGCGTAATATGGGGTTGGGTTGTAGCCGGGCTTCTATATTGAAAAAGAAGGCATTATTGGCCTAACTGTTAATAAATATATTAAATATTATCCGAAATTGTAAAATACACTATTTTTGTACAATTTTTGATAATTTACACTCACAAATGCCTGTTGAATTGCAAATTATGTCGTATAAAATGTCATCAAACTTTGCAAATTTGTTATCTGCTACACTAAATCCTTCGTTAAGGGGGTTTAATGTAGAGCCTATAGTGCTCTCGTAAGACACTAAATCAAAGCAGCTTAATGCTAAGTCGTCATTCACTGTACTAATACCGTTTGATTCTGATACACTACCTAGTGCTCTTGAACTAATACCTACGGGAATTTTTCTTCTGATAAGTCCTGCAGCTATCCTTCCTGAAGGGAATTCTTCACTATCTAATATTTCTACATTTCCGTATACAGAGTCATCTTCCCACCACATTTCAGTTATGATGTGAGAAACATTTTTAAGCTCCACTACCATACTCGAGCGGTGGTCAAGTTCCCCTAGTGCTCTTCTAGTCTTAACCATCTCGTCATTATACTTATCGATAACTCTTTCTAGGACAGGCTTAGGGTATTTTCTTCTGTTACGATTTTCCGCATCAGCTTTTTGTAACAACACTCTTTTAAGAAGCATGGGAGAACCGGGTAAGGTATCCATAGCTTCGTTAAGGTTTTGTTGAGATATTGTTAGTGGTATAAATTCTTTTAATATTTGGGGCATGTTTACTTTAATTTTTCTACTTCTTTAATCTTATCTGCCAAAATTCTTTGTATCTCAATAGCTCCTTTATTTCTTTTTTCCTGATCAAAAGTACTATCCATTAACTTTGTCGTAGCCTTGTTAGCAGCTGCCTTAAGTTTTTTAATAAGCTCCTTCTTTTTAGATTCCATATCTCCACCCTCTTTTAAGTTACCATCCATCTTACCTCTTTTATCATTAAGAGTTGTAGAGGCTTTTATGACATCTTTATCCTTCTCTCCATCTTGAATTGCTTTAGACAGTTTATCTCCAGCAAGCTTATCTAACTCAGGGAAGTTAGGGAATTCAGTGCTTAGTACATATACTGCAAGATCTTTGATATCCATATCGTTTATGTCATTAGCTTTTTGTCTTAGTACACTATTAAGGTTAGTTTCTTGCACATTAAACAACTCATCTTTTTGACCCCACTTGCAACCCTCTGGTGCATACTCATTGTAAAGGTCAATACCTTCTTGGCCCATTCTGTCTATAAGAGATTTCATCTTACCTACTTTCTCTTGGTTTATATTAGTCCTGTAACTATTGTCGTAGTTATCTGGCTCACCTACTGATGGCCAATCTACACCTGCAAGTAAGTTCTTCAACTCTTTTCTGTCTACATCAGGTCCTGCCGGTTGTGGCATAAATGAATACTCCTTTAACAAGGACTTTTTAGCTATATTTCTGATAGCCTCTGTTAATTTCTCCATAGCCTCTCTTTGAGAGAAGTCCCACATAAACTTATTTACAGAGATATTTCTCCAACTTTCTGGCTTATCGTAGTTAAGCTTTGCTGGCATTCTAGATAACTCTTGTTTAGATTTTGGAGCCAATCCTTTATTTGCATTATCTCTAATAAAATTCATGGCTTCGTCTCTAGACTGAAATCCAGCTATAATTGCTTTCTCATTTTGAACTACGTAAAAAGGAAAATCTGTTTTGTAGGGCTTTCTTGGTTTATTTGGAGCTGCCTCTTCTAGTCCAGATGATTTCATCTTAGAATAATATTGAGGATCTTCGGCTAAATGGTCAAGAGCAATTTCCATGGCTATTTCAGGATCTTCTGTGTGTTCACCTTCAATAGTTAAGCCCATGGCCAATTCGTCTGCATCAACATCACTAGCTGTTAATTTATCTCCAAGTCCACCTGGAACCTTGTTCTTAGGGTCTTCACATCCACAGTCTTCTGTTACTAAAGGGTTTTTACTATTTGCGTGAGATTGAACCATATTGTCTAATTCAGAAGACTCCCACATCAACTCGATTTCCTCTTTTAACTTACCGGCTTTTGTAACCTTTACATCCCCTTTAGAAGCTGTTTCAATTTCTTTTGTGCTCATACCAGTTAAGTCTACACTAAGTTCTGTGGTACTAGATTTAACTTTAGATGCAATAAGTCCTAGTGAGTTTCTTAATTTAAGGTCTTTACCTGTTTTATACTTTTCGTACACTTTTTGATCTAAACCAAACTTAACACTCTTGAATTTAGTAACCTCTCCTTCTAAATCTGAAGTTAGGGCTATACCAACCACTTTAGTGTCTGGCTTATCTTTGAACGTATTTTTATCAAAAGGTTTTGCCTTTACAGATTTTTTAGTTGTTTTAGCTTTTGGTGCTGGTTGATTATCTTCACCGTCTTTAGGTGCCTCGTCTTGAGGAACTTCTCCAGCATCTTGTGCAGCTTTACCTGGCTTAGCTTTCATGCTAGGAGCTTTAGGTTTTTCTTTAGCTGCTGGCTTCTCTGCTTTAGGTTCACCGTCTACACTAAGTTCAATTGGCTTAGTAGTGCCATCAGGGTTTGTTGGAACGTCTTTTAAATCTTTATCGTCTTGCTTGTCAGCTGGTTTTTCGTCAGCTTTAGGTGCTTCAGCGTCATCTTTTTTATCTACATCTTTATCTTGAGGGATGCTATCTCCAGCTTCTCTGTCAGTTAAAGGTTCTAACTTTTTGTATAGCTTATTTAAATCTGCAAGTCTAGAGTCATTTCTCTTTTTAAGCTCTGCAGCACCCCATATTGCAGCTCCAATTGCTACAGTGATACCTAAAGGTCCTAAAATGTTTTGTGCAATATTTGATAAGGCATCTGCAGTGTCTGGTGTGGTTGTTGCAGGTACTTCGTCCACAACTTTTTGTAAGTCTGATATGATAAGTTCTTTATCTGGACTGGCTATAGAAAATAACTTTTGAGCGTCTTTAGCACTACCAAAAGTGTTTTCAGCTTTATTGAAAATGTCAGCAAGCTTTGATCCATCTGCAGCACCTTTTTCCACTAAACCTTTTAATAAATCTACTTGTTGATCAGGGGTTCCACCACCATTTCCTTTAAAAAGTCCTTTTAAATTATCAAGACCTTTCTCGAAATTACCTCCACCCACTTGTTCAATGGCATCCTTCAATTTAGACACAGGTTGACTAGCACCTAAATTGATGTCAGTTACTTTTTGAAGTAGTGATGAAAGCCCGTTTGCTCCGGCAGTGATAGCTGCGTCCTCTTTTAAATACTTGTATGAATCAGAAAGATCATTATCGCGAACAAATGCCACATAAGCTCTTAAAGCTTCTATAATAGGGTTGGCAATGACAGCTGGCAAATAGTCCTCATCCTTTTCATCAAGCAAATTGGCCTTATTTAAAGACTCGTACACTGCGTAAATATCGTTAAGTCTAGCTCTGAAATCTGCACCACTTTTTTGGTTAGGGAATTCAGGGCTAACTTTTTCAATATTACTCTTTAAAGTCTTTACAATACCTTCTGCATCAGCTGATAGGACATCTTCTAGTTTATTTAAAGCAGCTTTATATTTAGGTTTTTCTTTATCTTGTTTAGTTCTTTGACCTATCCAATCTTTAGCTTGCTCAATTTTGCTTACAATACTGGCAGGTAATTTCAATCCCTCATTAAGCTCCACTTTCTTAGGGGCCTTACCTTTCTCTTCAGCAGTTTTTAGGTATGCTTTAGCTGCAGCATCGGTGTCTTGTTCTTTCACTTTAACTGGCTTAGCTGCATTCTTTTCATCTACCTTATTCTGGCCCTTAGATACATCTACGGTGCCAGTGTTGGAGTCGTCAGGTGCTAATTCACCCATTTCTAGTTTAGTGTAGTGAATGGCGTCTTTTTCAAGGTTTTTTACAGCCTTGGCTTTAGCTTTGTTTACAGCTTCTTCATCACACTTACCAGAAAGTTTTAACTCATATCTCCAACCTCTTTCAAACTCAAATAAGTTTACATGAGCTGAATCTACATCACCCTTTTTGGTGTCCAGGAAGGCTGAATTTTCATTTCTCCAATCAGCTACTGAGAATGCAGTGTTTTTAATGTCAGAGGTCTCAAACAAAAGACCCTTAGATTTAAAAATATTAACAGCACTTTCGAATGTATCGAAGTTGGTAATGTGTTTAGAGAGAATAGGATCCCATTTAGCTTCTTGTAAGAACTGTTCTGGTGTTAATTTACCATTCTTTACGTCGGTATATCTTTGGTGAAGTATCATTCGTTTTATCTTTTTATTTATTTATTTTGTGCTTTTACATTTTCTGTGGCCTTCATTATAGCTTCTAAAGCTGAACTAATGCTACTTAAAGACTCTTGAAGCCCTCTACAAACATTAGTAAGTTGTGAGTACTTTGTGTACCCTTGTTTATCGTTAGCTTCCTCAGCTTTCCAGGCTAACTCGTCTGCTGTATCATGCAACTCTTCTAAATTCTCATAAAGCCTTTCCCCAAGCTTTATCAATTGCTCTACGGAGTCTGGACTTGATATCATCTTTTCAATACTAAAACCCTTAAATGAGTTTATAAATCTATCCACCCTAGATGTTGCCTCTGCTACAGCTGTAGATAATTTCTTATACTCATCTTCACCTGCTTCTGCAGTGTAGGGAATGTCTTCAAATAGCTTCTTACGAATAATAGGCATCCTCTTTTTCTTCCCACCCCTCTTACCAAACGCAAAAGGCGTAGCATATTGCTCCCCTTGTCCTGGAGTGAATGCTGCACCTGTACCGGTTGTAATAACGTCCTCTAATAGGAGTTTAACTAGCTCCATTTATATTCCTATATTCTTTTACTAATTCAAAATACTGTAATATGTTTGTAACATCATTATCTGTTACAGACTTGTTGTTAGGAATTTCTTTTAAATACTTAGAGGCTTCAGTAAGTTTTAACTTCCTTATCTCATCTAAACCCTTGGCCATCTCTGTAACCTCACTTAAAACTTGCTTTATACTTTGATTACAATAATCCCTGAACTGGTCTGAAGTAGATATGCTACTTAAATAGGCCCTTAACATCCCTTTTTGATTCTCGTCAAAGCTTTTATACTTTGCTTCAAACTTCTTGTGGGCTGATTGTATTACTAAATTACGAGTACCTTTATCTAAATGTACAAATTCTTCTAGAAGCTCATCTTTCTCCTCTTTCTTATTCTGAGTCATGTGCTCAAGTAGGGTGTACTTACACTCTGCATACCTTTCACCGTCAAAATTCTTAGCGTTTTGCATTTCTAAGAGTTGGTAGGTGGAGGCCATAATTTTGTAATTATCTACCTTGGCTTTAAAGAACTCGTCTAAATTATACTTTTCTTTAATATCAGCTATCATGTTATACTTCTGCTCACTCAACTGTTTTTTATCCAGTTTCTTGTAAGCCTCTAAACATGCATTTATTAAAATATCGGCTTTTACCTCTGACCTATTTTGTGCCTTGGCTATTGTGTCGTATATTTTATACTCCTTCAACAACTCTGTGTTGTGAAAGTATTTCTTTAAGATGTTTGTAGCTTCGGAGTCCTTATTATTTAGAGTGTCGGTGGTAATTTGTCTCACCAACATCTCGAAAAGGAGCCCACTGTTTTTAAGCTTATTGTGTTTGGCCATTAGGTAATTGTGTATTATACTATAATAAATATATGATTTTAAAGCCCTTTAATGTTTTTCTCGTCCATAAAGCTGATAACTTCCTCTTTTTGCTCGTACAATCTAACCCTCTTTCCTTGAGCTGTTTTTAAACTGTTGATCAGAGATGCTTCAAGTACAAAAGGTTTAACCTTTATGTTATTTCCTTGATTACTGGTTTTTTCTGGTTTATTGTCCACCTTTCCTAACGGATCTCTGCCCATGGAAGATTTGTCGGTACCATAAGTTGATGCATGAGTGACAGGTCTTCCTACAGAATTAACCTTCTTTCCTAAGTCCTTTTCATCTGGTAAACCGGGTGTAGGTCCTGATGCATTATTCTTGTAAATTGAGGCTAGATCGTGTGGAGTACCATAAGACATTCCGGATACAGCTGGGTCATTACCCTCCTCTTTTATCTGATTCAACCTAAACTCTCTTCTCTTGTCCTCTACTATTAACTCTCTTTCTTGCAGAATTTGGTCCTCACTCATACTAAAGATGTTATCTCCTATCCAGTCTGATGAGAATAGACCTTTTTCCATGATATCTCCCGCTAGACTAACTTTCTCTTTTAGTAAAGCTATTTTTTCTTGCTCTACTAGGGTTGAAGGTGTGGTTAATTTTAATTTGAAGTTAGCTAAGTCTGAATCATCGTAATCTAACATAGCTAAATGTACTTGACCCATTTTCTCTAATTGCTTTATAACAACCCTTTGTATTTTTTCAATACTCTTGGAGAAGTTCATTGCAAGGCCAGATAAAGTGGAGTTTTTTACAATAATGCCGGCACTGGTTAAAAAGTTATGGTTTTCATTATTGTCATAAACCTCCATGTTATAGGTATCTGAAGTGTAATCTAGAAACTCTACACTAACAACTTTGTGGTTATAAGTTTTACCTATAAAATTTTCTACACTACATCCAAGACCTTTCTCTAGAGCAGTTATAGCCATATCTCCTATGCCATACTTTTCCTTAAACATTTCTACAGACTCTACTCCTGATAATATTTCAATAAGGTACTCTTTTCTGAGTTCAACACGTCTTCCTTTTTTAAATCCAAAATATTCATTAAAAAATTGAGATACAGTGTACCCGCCATTTTCTATAGAGTCTTTTAAAGCTACAAACGAGTATTTCATCTCCCTAGCTAAGTTATAAATTTTATCTATTTTAGCTTTATCTCCTTTGTAAGACTTAATGAAATCTATCACTTCATCTACAGAAATTCTATTAACCCATTTAGGACTATTTTCACCTACATTGTAATCTGGGTTTTGTTCTACAAAACGTTTATAACCTTCTGTCATAAACTTCTTTCTGTTAAAGTACGTTCTGGTAGATGCTTCACTAAGCTTAGCTCTAGTCTCAGGTGTAACTTTTTCAATAGCGATTCTACTCTTTTCTTCAAAAGGTAAGGATAACCAAGCATCCCTTAGCATGTTTTTTGCGTTAGGGTCTTTTTTACACCTTTCTTCCATAACCTTCTTTCCGCTAATAGATTGCTTTTTTCTTATCTCTGGTGTACGTTTAGTTTGGATTGCTTTCATTTTAGCTTCGTCAGACCAAATACCATTCTTAGCATTAGCTATATGTATAGCGGAGTGCTCTCTGTAGGTGCATCTTTGTAGATTTCCAGGGTTATTGTTACTCCTACTAAAATCCTTATGATGTACTACTATTAGAGAATCTCTGTCAAAAGTACCATCTTCTCGGTACCCGTTATTTTTTATCTCTCCGTTAAAATACTCGTCTACCATCTTGTGAGTAGTAACCCACTTTTGCCTACTAGGTTGATATACGTGCTCGTAAGGGTTTTGTTGATTTCTTATCTTACGGTACTCTCTGTAGACAGCTTGTAAAGAGTCACCTTCTTTAAGATTTTGAGCCTCTATTTTTTCCCCACCTTTTAGTACAAATCCATGATCTGGTGTTGATATGACATGCTCCCCGTTATCTAAAGTAACTTTAACTAACTTTGCATCTAACCTTGTTTTTTCAGCTAAAACAACTTTACCTGGTATAATTGAGTCAGTCTCTTTATCGTAAGAGTAAACCCATAAATCTGGCTCTTCTTCGCTATTTTCAAAAATTTCTGCTATCTCTTTAATAGTCTTTTCAGTGCCATCAAGCATTGGTATTTTAGTATCTGGGTGTAAACATTTACCATTTAACTCATCTGAATAGTTTAAGAAGGCTTTAGGTACACCTAGTGCAGCTAATAATTCATTCTGGAAGAAATATATATCATCCATTCCAGCATAATCTAATCCTTTTGCTGTATCAATTCTGGTTGTGGTGTCGTTATTTCTAACCGGTATGTGGAAGTCGTCTAGCATGTTCATCATGCTGTACTTCAAATTGTAATTACCGGTTTGTTGATCAAATAGTGGAGCCTTCTTAGCTTGATTTATTTGCTTTGCCATAAATGCATCAACCTCGTTTGAAGCTAGATTTCCTACATTGTAGTAAAACACCCTCTTTTCAGGGGCTCTCATCACTCTATGTAATATGGCCGCATCCTTTAGAAGTATGTATTGCTTAAACACTTTACGTCCTGGTTCTAACCAAGATCTTCCGTAAGGCATAAAATTAGCATCCCCTATTAATCTAAAGTGAGCTACTTGAAAATTCTCTAAAGATGTGTCTAAGCCTTTTTGAGGAGATCCGTAGGCACTGGTAGATACTGCAGAGGAGTTAATGGCAAACCTAATATAATTTTGATTATTAGCGTCTAAGGCCTCTTCTCTGGTCACTGAGTAGACAGATAAGGGTGTTGCTCCGTATACACCCATTCCCCACTCCATATCTAGAGCTAAGAAGGTATCTCCATATTTACAGTTTGAAACAAATACACCATTTCTCGTGTAACCTCCTTGTTGATTAAAACTGCAGACAGCAAAATTGTGTCTGTCCTCCTCCCCGTTAGGTCCTACAACTTCCATGCAGTAAGTGTCTGACTTATCTAACAACATTTCTACAGACTTGACTTTGTGGTTTGTTAAAGCCTTGCCCGCACTTCTGTTTACGTATAACACCCATTTAGGGTCATTTACCGCAGAAGGTACTAAATTTACTATAAATTCAAAGTAAGGTACTCCTGTAGATCTTTTTAGAACTTTTGACACTTGATCTGTGTAAAAGGTTGTTTTAAGATTTTTTCTGTACTTAGGGTTAGCCTTTTTGTATAAAACGTAAAACTCCTCACTATCTTTTAGGTACTCAGAAAGTTCTTTTAAAGTTACATAACTGTTACGGCATATTAAGTAGTTTTGTATAAACGTAAGGCAGTCTTCATCGAACCTAACCTCAACTACAGGTGACCATACACCCTCTCTGTGCATTTTTTTGGCATTCTCAGACCTGATAAGACTATGTTCTTTGTGTAGAGGGCTGTTATTATACTCCTGAAAATACGAAGGGTATATGCCCTTCATTTCGGAACTTAACCTACCCTTACGCTCATCTGATCTTAGGTACTTATCTAAAGCTGCTCGTCTTTTATTCACTACTTCCTCATTCCCCCACAAAACTTCTTTAGCTAAATCTGTGTGAATTTTTAGATGCTCCTCTCTGGTCAAACGAACCAGGTTTTCAGGTCTGTTATCTCTTTTGTTAAAATTTATATGGTGAGTGTGGTACTCTTGACTTGTAGATATCTCTTCAATAATATTTCTAACTCTACACTCATGGGCCACTAATCTGTGAGTTACGTTATACCTATTTGATTTTGGGTTGTATACTTTTTCATACCCGTCTATGCAATCTGTAGATTTTGTAGTATTTTTTGTATAGAAAGGCATTAAACTTTCTCCCTCTACCAAATCACAAGCTTGTTTCTTACTACCATCTCTCATAATGAACTTATGGTCTGGGGTAACGTCAATATAAGTGTCATCATCCAAAGTAACCCTCATTATATCGGTATTTTCTCTGGTTAATCCGCACCACTTTATTTTACCTGGTACAACCTGGTTAGTCTCTTCCTGCACAGAATAGACCCAAATATCCTCATTATGGGCCTCAAACTTACTAGCTAAGTCCTTTATAGAAATTTCCGTACCGTCCAAAAGAGGTACCACAGTGTCCTCGTGGAGGCACATATTCCTTATCCAGGCTGGTAAATTGGATTCTATATCTAATATATTGTTATAGAAGTTGTAAAGCTCTGCTTGAATATTCTCATTAGAGGATCTAACTGACAGCACTTCCCCTATTTCATTCTTTTGTGTAGCCTCTTCCGACAAGATATCTAGAGCTTTTGAGCATAAAGCATCTGTATCCATGGCTTCGTAGTCTACATACAACTGAGGCCTGGTCACTTGTATACCGACACCACTACCATTTTGGTTAATAGAGGTGTTGTTGTACAGTCTGGTAAATCTATCGCTTAATGTGTTATTTTGAAGGGTGCCAAATGCAGCCACTGCATCAAAATCACTCACCTTTAAGGTCTTACCTCCAGATCTTCTTACAATTGTTCCTGAAGAGAACAAGGCTTTAAGTCTAGAATTTATAGTTTTATCTGGATACATCCAATCTTTTTATTTGTATATATAAATATTAAATTGAAGCTCGCTGATTACAATACCCAGGAGATATCTTCTGCAGCCCCCGTGAATGGGTTTATCACTTCGTAAGGGTTCTGAGCATAATTGTTAATCTGATTCATTGGTCTGGCTATTGTAAGGTGCTGTATGTTGCTTAAAACTGACCTGGTTATATCTACACCATGGGTGTGGTAGTTTAAAGCTGTGTCTCGTAAATGACAACCTATAGCTAGTGTGATAACTAGGTCATCATGCTTGCCATTGGCAGCTTGGGGTTTACCATTCTTCCATACAAAAGACTCCAGTTCAGATACAGCCCTTCTAGAGCGAACTTTGAACACTCTATCAATTAAAGCTTGCTGCATGCTAGATAGTATTAGAGGTCTTGTCCTGGTACTGTTGGTAAATCCTGCGATCATGTCCTCTTGGTCTTGATCGTGGTACTTGTTTAAATATGCATGCACATCTCGGGTGTCTCCTTTTGGCGAATAGAACACGTTTGTGTATCCACTATCAGCAACATAGCTGCATGTTGTGTGGCCAATACCGGTATTTTCTATAATAAGAAGTGCTTTATTATAGTCTTGCGCCACACTTACAGCGATCCTGGCCAGGTCTTTAGGTAATAGGTCCTCTTTTATCTCAGCTATTTGATCTCCTGTAAGAAGTTCTATAACTTGAATAGCAGAGCTATCTGCTCCATCCCCTCTTGATGTATCCACTATGACAGCACAATTACCTACTTCGTGTGGATATTTCCAGATCCAGTAGGATTTAGTAGGTCCCCTCATTTCAACAGGTTCCTCTACATTTTGACGTAGGTAGCTTAGTATGTCTGTATCAATGTAAGTGTCACCAGATGCTAAGAATTCCGCATCACACTCCTGACTTGCCATCCTTTTTGAACCTAATTCCTTATCTTGCCTATCTCTCCAGGCTTGATCTCTGTCTGGGTGTACATTCCATTTTAACTTAACTGGCACAAATTCACCATCACCTTCCTCAGCTTCTGTGTAAAGCTGGTAGAATAGGCCTCCAGTACCGTTTGGTGTTGATAGCATTATGGCTGATCCCCCTGAAGCTAAGGTCTGTTGAGCAGATCCCCATAATTCTTCTGCATTTTCTATGAACGCGGCCTCATCTAACACAAGGAATGTGGCAGTTTTACCACGAGCTGATTTAGATGCACCTGATGCTGCTATAGCCTTAGATCCATTAGCTAACGTCATCCTTAGTTTAGCTTTCTCGTCAGCTTCTGCCCCAGCTAGTTTAAGTAGCCATGTAGGAAGTTCGTCGTATGCAAAGTGTATTTTATCTAGAATGTTTCTAGCCTTCTCCTGATCGGGGGCTAGTGCAAGAATAGATTGGTCTTTTCTGAATACCATCAACCATAATGCATAAGCTGCAGATAGTGTGGTGATACCAAGCTGTCTACTCTTAAGAATTATAAGTCTATCTTTGGTATGTAGTAGGTGTAAAAGCTTCTTTTGGAATTCGTACAGAATAAACTTACCCCTACCACCATTAGTCATCTGTATGTAGACGTACTTAGTAATGAAATATTCCGGACTTTTTAAACACTTTTCGTATTCAAGTCTGGCTATTTGTCTATAATCTAATGGTTTTTTACCTACTTCTGTCATTTACTATTCGTCGTTTAGGGGTACTAACACACCCTCTTTTGTGAATACATAACTGCAATCATATTCTACTTTGGCTGCTTCTGACCCTAACTCATTATCTTTTTTACTTCTCCAGGCTCTACCTCTTTTAGGGTGAACCCAGTAAGGGAGCTTTACGTATACAAAGCTAAAATCCCCTTTCTCAGCTTCTCTGCACATATCTGTGAACCAACCTTCTTTGTAGAGCGTAGATGAAATAATAATTTTACCATGGGTGTGTACATTCTGATTAGCTGCACTTAAAAAATTCTCACTGTCAGTACGTGAAAAAGCTGCTGAATCTATAAATATCTCGTCAAAAGTCTTAGAACAAAGTTGAGCTGTTTGAGTGTGAATAGCTGTTGCAGAAGAGCCGTTACTTAATTTAAAAAATCTTTTACCATTTAGACCGTCTTCACCTATTTTAAAGAATTCTGGTAATTGGTTGTAAAAATCTCTAATCAGATCTAAATTCTTTATACTTGAAACTAAGTTAAAGTTAGATAAGACTACTTTATATTCATCGTTAAATAACATCTTCCATAAAGCCCTTCCCGTAAGAATGGTACTTACACCCATTTGCTTGGCTGTATTTATGACAATAAGTGTATTACCCTCTACTGCATCTAAGACATCCTCTTGAAAAGGGTACAGCTTGAAATCTGCTAGTAGTGGAGAGTATTTTTCAGGCTGTAAGTACTTGTTTAGGAAATATACGCAATCGTTTTTGCATAAATCCCATTCTAATTGCTCTTCAGGGGTTCTCATCTTTTACGTAAATTTATTTTGAAGGCTGTACCAAACTCATAAAATGTTTGGCCATTGAATTGTTGCATCACTCCGGTGTTGTACAGCCTGTCCTTTTTATCCTTGTAAATGAGGTTTATCTTAGCCCCACCTAATAGATTAGACGGATTACCTAGTAAAGATCCACCTATGTACACTTGTCGTACAGGTGGTGCTTGTTGTGTAATTGTTGTGGTGTTAGTGATTACTGGATACTTAAGATTAAACTCGTAAGATCTGCCGGATAATTTGTTTTCTGTTACGGTGTCTTTTATTCTTATGGAACTGCTATCGAATTTATAAGTATTGTCGTATATCTTGGTGTTCAGTAAAGAATCTCTAAGGGCTGCGTACTGCATTCTTAAGGTGTCATTATCAGGACTAGGTAAGTATGCTGTATCTCGTTTAGGGTTTTTACTGGCAGGTATGTAGTTAGATATCTGAGGGTTCATGACTACAACAGGTTGTTGCATCTTCTTAAGCCAGTTTGTGTCAATAGTTTGTACTATGATGGGGGCTTGAGGGGTGACCGGTTTCTCTCCACATCTCTGTAGCATTATGACTACAAGCAGGACTATTACGATCAGAGATTGAAAGTTTTTTACAATAAACTCCATAAATATACGTATTTGTTTTACGTATATAAATATATAAAGATCTTACTTAGATTGTTTTTGCAGGCTTTCAGTGTACATTCTACGCATAACGTTACCCTGCATAAAGGCTTCATGTTCCACCTTTTTGAGATAATCATTACCATCGCTGTAGTTAGTGGACTCACCTAGTTTCTCTGGATCTAGTTCACCTTTAACATCCTGGTGACGGTGCCACAGTTCGTGGCTAGCTGTGTTTAATACATCCTTTTGATGCCTACCGTTAATGTATAAGGTTAGTATGTTCACACCAGGTTGATAGTGTCCTGTAGGAGCTGTAATATCTTCAGTGCTGTTATCCTTCTTGAAAATTACTTTAGGGTATGGCTTAATATCTACACCCTGCTTGGTGAAGAATTCACAAAGTCCTACTATATGCTCTTTTAAAGATTTTAATTGAGTTGGTGTCATTAAGCTGCCGGTTTATCTGTTTCTGCTGGAAGTCCTGAATCTTCTCCACCACCTGAAGTGTCTTGTTGCTGAAGGTCTGGGTTGTTAGAATCAATTGGATTGTTCTTCATAGTTAATCCTATGTAATCTAAAGCTTGCTCGAAAGATGACTTATTACCTAAATCAAATCTTTTACCAGCTACCACCACCCTGAAGAAATCACTAGGGCTGTAACTCTTTTCGTTTGAAAGCTCTAATGGAGTTGGGTCGTACACTAAATCAAAATAGTTCGCGTTCTTAAGGACTATGCTAAATGTAGTCGGTCTGTATGTGATGATTTTTATATCTGACACAATTTCTCTAATCTCTTTATCAGCCTTATCGTTAACAGAGCTTTGAGAGCTTAAAAGCTTCATAAGTGTGTACATCACTTTTGGTGATTTACTTAACACTTTATCTAGGTCAGATGCTTGTTGAGGGGCCTCTTCTGCTGGCACTTCCTCTTCTGGAGTTGTTTCATCTCCTTCTGCCTCGTGAAGTCTTCTTTTGAAATTGTAGAATATATTACTCATTTTTTATAATTTAACTAGTTTTCTCTGTAAATCAGAGATTATCGTAACTAGATCGTGTACATGGTCGATTTCGGTTTCAGATAGTGTCAGTTTCTTATTAACCCAAGCTAACTCTACCACCCCTTCCCATACACTATTACCTACCTTGAAATAGTAACATATAGAGTTTTGGTATTTGTCAAATATGATCCTGTCTTCGGGGTTTAAATCCTCTTTACTAATCTTTGTGTGACCTGACTCTGAATCATCCACCTTATCTATTATAGGCCTGAATAGGGCTGCAGGAACTCTTTGGAAGGTATCTATTAAAGGTGCTACAATTCCATCGGTCTTTTCTTCCACCATACTTACAAAATTCATACAATACTCATAATGAGTTTTAACTCCGTTGTGGTAATTGTACAAGGAAACTCTACTTGCCTCGGTGTATCCTTGAATTTGTATTAAAATGTCTTTAATATGTCTTTGAACTTCGTTGTTATGACGAAGGTTTACGTCCATATTCTTAACCTTGTCTTGATCTGCCTTTGCCTCTTTCTTTTTTTCTGAGCTCTTTTGAATGAGGGTTATGACATAGTTTGATAAGATTGTTACTACTACAAAAATTATAAATTGCCAAGGATTATCGGGAGGTGTTACTGCTGGTAATTGTAGGAGTGTTGTTGCTAAATCCATTTTTGTTACTAAAGTTTGATATTCTTATGTTTATGTAGATATAAATATATAGAAATATGCCCTTGGGTTGATGTTTATTTTATATGTTATTACTGTTTTCTCTCTCTTCTACAATTTTCTCTAAATCCTCTATCTCTTGTGTCAATTTCTGTACCACAATATCACTAACCTGAGGCCCACTCCAATCCTCCTTTAGCCCAGCCTCTGTAAAATAATCAGTACTTTGGTTCTTTATTTCTGTTACATACTCTTTAGCTTCCTCTATAAAAGTCTTAGCATTGTTTATCATAATGTTGTTTGCATACTCAGTGTACTTACCTTCGAGCTTAAGCTTGGTTTCGTAAGATTGTACACAAGAAAAGCATTTACCCTGGAAATGGTACATCTTCTTATCCAGCTTATCCCTCATTCTGTGACCACATTGTGGGCATATCATTGGTGTTGTAAAGAGCTTTTTTATTTCATCTAGCTTGGTGTTGGTTTGTCTAACACCATTTTTAATGGTCCACTCCTTTCCATCTTCCATCCAAATATCACCCTCTTTTCTCTCCACCTCTTTGATCATATACCCAACCTGGTCCATGGTAGCTTCCCCGGCTTTTTTATTAAATAAATTCCTCAACCTCTTTACATCCTTGTTTCGGAACTCTTGAATAAGCATACTTTCACTCATAATATTTATTTTTAATATGTTATTTAACTGCGTTTACAATACCTTTAGCTAAATTTCTCCAAAAGTCTTCGGATAAAGCTGTAATAGGTTCTTGATTTACAGGCTTCAGATTTTTGAAAATCTTGTGTTTTTCCTGTACACTTATATTATCTGGCATGTAATTAGAGAAGGTTTTGAAGTCATCTTGTTCTATAGACACCTTTAAAGTATTAGGAATTTCCTGGTCATACTCTGGTGTTAATATTACCTCGTAATTAGGAAAGTATCCAAAAGTGGCTTTAAAGTCATCATTTTTAGATACATCTCGGGTTATAGCAATGCCAAAAGCGTCCTGAGGAGAACGCTCTTGAATTTTGTATATGGCAGCTAGGGGAGAGTTTTGATCATCTTTAATAACCCTAACTTGACCGTCTATATTACTGTTTAGAAATGTATCCCATAAATCCACTTTCTGGTCTACTGATATTGTATCGCTAGGTAATTTACCTACAACTATAATGACATTAGATACATCATACGTTTTACGTAAAAGCCATTTAACAATATTTAGATCGTATTTATTTGGAGGGGAAAATTTCCCTGGGTAATAGTAAGGTAAAGCCTGCCTCATATTTAATTTTATAGGTGATTTTATGCGTATATAAATATCAAACATAACACACCGGGCTAAATAGGGGGCAGGCTTTACTGATATTAGTCCTTCTTAATCTCCAATTTGAATGAGGATGTACTAGTCTTTGTAGGTGGTATTAACTCTACATCTTCGTGCATTTCACCTGTTTCTGGATCAGGGAAAGATACTTTAATAGGGGTTGTAAGAGCTTTTAAGAACTTCTCACGCTCTTTTACCAACTTATCAATACGAGCAGCCTCTTTGGTGTAGTGATTGTATAATATGTCTCCACACTTACTGTAGTCGTATTTGGTACCAGTTTCAGCTAGGCTGTACTTAGAGCCAAACTTAGTGACCACAGTCTTTTCCCCACCTTCTGCACTAGCTGCAATCTCTTCACGAACTAGGTCTACGAATTTATTCTTTCCTAATTCATCTGCACAACCTTTCAATTGATCCGCAACCTTGGCCATGAAGCTCACAGCTTCGTAGGTGTCCAAGGCAGATACTTCACCCTCTAACACACGGTTGTACATTTGTGTAGCCACTGCTGTAGCTGAAGGTTCTGTTAAGGCAACTTTATTGCCTGAGAATTTAATTTTGTCTACTTGTAGACTCACTTTACTTGATGTGCTCATAATCTAATAGGTATTTTAATTTATTGTTTAATCGTTTAATTTCTGCGAGGTCTTTTTCTGTTACTGGCATATTGGTCATAACTTCTTCTAACTCATCTGTGACGTAAGCTACTTCTGTAGCTATGACAGATTCTAGCTCTATCCAGGATATTGGAAAAGGTATGTCATCTCCATCTTCTGTTATGGTATACTTCGCCCCCATAGCTAGATTAACAAAGAATACTTGGTAACCTCCCTCTTCTTTCTTTTTAAGGTAATTTAATATCATGCATTGTTTATTTTTAGTTTCATTAATTTACTCAAGGATAATTTCTCAGCCTTTTGCACAGACTTTGTAAAAGCTTCAAATCCCATTTCATTTGCATCTTTATACCCCTTAAAATCAACTGTATACACTTGCTTACCTTCGTTTAGTAGAAGTTCTGCATATTGCAACAATTGCTTTATAGCATCCGTGTCTAAAGCCAAGTATATTTTCTTACACTTAGAATCAAGAATTTTTTTCATAAGCTCTGGTTGCATCACTTTATCCAAAAGGGGTATAACATTCCTTTTTATGGAAATTATGTCAAAACCTCCTTCAGCTAATATAATAGGCTCCTCCCAGTTTATGAACATGTCAAAGGGTATAATATCCCTAGAAAATGGGGGATTTTTATACTTAGGTTTAACCTCATCGAATATAGTCCTGGCTATAAAAAAGTTTACCTTGCCTGCAGCATCGTAGGAGGGTATAATAACCCTACCATTATATTCACCATCTTCACAATATCCTATGGAATATTTTAATATGTCATCTTCTGTAATACCCCGATCATTTTTCAGGTAGGCTTTGGCTTGTCTAAGTTTAAGCTCATTTCTGGGAAGTCTTCCTGCAAGTGATTTATACTCCTTTGGTAAAGAGTTGTTAAAGTGCACCTTCTCCCCCTTATGGCCATTAGGGTTTCTATCTGTGTACTTTATAATGTCGTTTAATTGGGTGTAACAATACTCCGGGGCGTTGAGGGCTTTTAGGAGGGTGTATATGCTTTTTCCACGTCCATTACATGACCAGCAATGCCAGTAATTAACCGGTTTACCATCCTCTATGGTAGTTTCTACGTCTACCTCTAGCTTACGTTCTCCTGATAGCTTACTAGGCCTACCATCACACCCTGGCAATGCACAAACAAACTTCTGGTTTGTCTTAGAGCCTCTAAGAGATTGGCCAAGTATTGATTCTAGAAATTGGGTTAATGCGTCCATAACTTAATTTTGTAAAATTACAACCTTTGTTTGACACTACCAAATAAAAAACCCCGAAAATCGGGGCTTAGTTATTTTATACAAATTGTTTTTTTACTGTTTTACCATTCATATAACTTAAATGATTCTTTTGTTGTAGGTCCTGTGAAACTAACTTGTATTAGGCTAGGTGAGGTAATTTCCCAACCTGTAGAACTTACGATAATTGTTCCTATCTCAGTCTTTACAGATGTGAAGCGGCCTGCAGAGTACCCGTTCCTGTAGTGTACAGAACTCTCGGCAGTTAAATCTAAGTACTTAAGAATTACCTGCATGAAAGTTTTACAGAATTTCTCTAAATCTGTCTCACTATTTGGGTTACCTTTCTTAGTTAATAACTTATTCCAAGCATCTTCTAAGAAATTTTCTGTTGACGTATTTTCGTAATCTTCTCTAAATTCAGATACTTTATCACTTAACTCCTGACCTTTGTACGCAGACTCTTTATAGGTTAGTATATCGTATTGTTTTGGTTCTTCAGGTATTTTAAAAGATGGGTCATTCGTTTTTTCTGGTACTAAGTACAAAACAGAGTCAGCTACGTCAATATCAAAGGGGGTATTGTCTTTACTCGGAACTAATTTTAAATAACACTTTACTGAAAATTTAGTAAATGACAGCTTGAAATGTGTGTCAAGTGTTATAGCAAAATTTTCCTTAGAGTGCTTAACAACTTTTGAATTAATTTGTTCAGTTTTTGCACTTAAAAGTCCAGCTACGTATCTTATAAAATACTCGCCTGCAGGTTCTGGTTCGTTTATTAAGACAGGTCCAGCCTTTTTATAAAAATAATTAAAAAAATCTACTAGGAATTTGTCTTCATTTACCACAACAAGCTCAGCTACTTCTTGTATACTGTTAATATCCTTTTGATACTTGGCTGCACTATCGTCTAAAGACTCTAGTAACAGGTTTCTATATAAATTTTTCATTAGCATTTCCATTGTTTTCTGCTCCAATAATTAGCTTTTGTTCTATCCTTTCCTCCACCCTTAATTCCAGCACTTCTGCTACAGTATGACTTTTTTCTGGCTGGAATGTTTAACTTTATCTTAGCTTTTTTATCTCCAAAATTTACCTTAATCACCCTTCCCTTCTTACCCATCGTGTACACGGAAAATTTCTTAGGTCCCCCGGGTGTACGGAATGGCTTGTTTAAAGTAACTTTCTTACCCTGGTATTCGGCTTCGTTTAAAAACTCTGTTAAAACTTGACTAAATAGGTCTCCACTTTCTACATTCTCTTGCATACTTAATTTTGATAAACGTTGAAATAAAGGTTTATTTTTATCTGCAAAACCCCCTCCTACCTTGTCCTTAAAATTGTTATAAAATTCTACAAAGTAACTTGCAGCCTCTCCTATGTCGTTATTAAAATCTTTTAGGTTTTTATCAAAAAGCTCGTTTTGTTTCCTAGTAAACTCAAAGATTTGCTCGTTCTCCTTCATTAGTTTAGCCAACATAGATTTATATAAATTAGCTTCTTCAGGGTTTTTACTATCCTTACTCATCGTACTGCAAAAATCTATATAATCTATCAACTTTGAAGGTTTACCGCTCAGATCTTCTATCATTCTTTCGTGCTCTACCTTGTTAAGTGAGTTTGTTTTTGGTGTTAAAGTGACAGGTTCGTATCCAGGCAATTTCAACTCTTTTCCGTACAAATCTTCGTACTGATCTATAAAAGGTAAATTATGTGGTTGTGACATTATTTCTGGTTTTTATTATGTGTTTTATCGTGACAGCCTCTGCAAAGTACAGCTAGACCGTCTTTTTCTACAAATAACCTTTCTGCGAAACCTGGCAGATCTGCAAAGGATTTTAATGACCCGCACTCTACAATGTGGTGAACAACTACCTCATCACTTGCAAAATGACCTTTACATTCGCTGCACACATACGAGAATTTTCTTCTTTTGTTCTCTCCTACGTAAGGTACTTGAGCCTCTTTTTTAACAACATTAATAGGTTTCCAGTACATAGAAGCTCTACGAAGTTTCTCCCTGAGCCAACCAAAAAATGCTGCCTCACTCATACTTCCATTATTTCTAGGCTTTGGTACTCTTGATGTCACCACCTTCTTCTTGACTGTCCTCTTCTTTACTGCTTTCTTTTTTGTTGCCATAACTAGTAATCTAACATTTTTAATTTACCATCCTTGCTGTACCCGAAATTTCCTTCGTGTGCATCCACCCTATCCAACTTAGCTGCCTTTCTAACCTTTCCTACCACTGTAGCAAATTCTTTTACTTTCTGCGCTATGTCAGGGGGTGTATTAATAAATATCTGTTTTAATAGCTCGACAGGAACATTCCCTGCCCCCACCATATTAAGTATTCCTTCAAAGTTTGTTGTGTCTTCCAGAGCTTTGGATACCTTCCTGTAGTCATTTTGAGCTTTAACTGTATCTAGTTTCTCCACCTTGGCCCCATTATCCACCTTTTCGTAGACTACTGGGAATGTGTCGGGATTGCTTGAAAACACTTTTATCCAGGATGTATCACCTTTTTTAGATACTCTGTCTAGCTTGTTTGGATCATTTTCATCTTGGTAGATGTCGTGATCTTCTCCACTTTTCAAAGGCTTTCTGTTTTCCAGTAGTATGTTTAGTAGTTCTCCCATTAGCCAAATATCATTTTAGTAGTTTCGTCATTAACTAGTACACACTCTTTCATGAAGCCTTCTATACCTATATTAATTACATAAGGACTTTTCTTCCATTCAGCTTCTAATGCTTGAGCTTCGATACCACTACTGAAATACATGGGAGGGTACTCGTAATCAAGTATATTACCTAGATTTTTCTTATGTCTTCTCATTCTATCTTTTAGAGTGTTAGTTATGCCAAATCCGTAACAGTACCCTTTAGGTGTATCTAAAAGTAGTATATACACCCATCCCGGTTTAATAGGGTTAAAACCTGTTTTAGCACAAGCTGGACAGCCTTTACCGTTAAATACGTTGTTAACTGTCGACTTCCATACATTGCTGCATGTAGTGCACTTAAACTCAGACTTATTTTGACCAACCAATCCACTATATTTTACCACCTCTATGTGCCTACCCTTAAGGCGTTCACACACTTCCTCTTTCGTAAGTTTTGCTATATTTGAACATTTTGCACACCCACTACCTCTTACCACACTAGCAAAGGAGGTTACCCATTTGTGGTTCTTAGCTTTACAGGCAAACTCAGAATCAGGTGTATTAGTGTTTTTTCCATACTTGACTAGCACAACTTCCCTACCTTCAAGTCTTGACGCTATGTCATCTGCAGGAATCTTTCTGCTTAAACCTACCTTAACGTTAGCGCATTTAGGGCAACCTGCATTCTGATTTAAAACTCTGTCTAAATTATTAACCAGCCAAGTGGGGTGATTACATAACTCATTATTTAGTTCCCAATCTTTAACTTTTTTGTTATATGTACCCTCTTTTACTATAACTATTTTTTGACCGCTTTTATTTTTAATATTTATCAGTCTTTGATTTTCCTCTAAACTTCTCTTATTCATAAGCTAAAAATCAATACGTATGAGCAGATTATAATCAGTTTGGCTGCTTAAAGGTATCGCCTGACTAAACTTAGCCACCGCCAATAAATTGTCCAAGTCATCGTACAATCCAATAGAAGTAACAAAAGGTGTGAAATCTGAGCCTGTAACAAAGTACTTTAGATTCTCTTCACTACCATTTTCAAGCAATGTGGGGTTGTACGAATAATTAAACTCACTGTTTTTTACAGTGCATTTAACAGTCTTTTCGTGTACTGTGTGCTTGTTTTTAAATGATAGTGAAAATGGTGTCATATTAAATACTGTCTGGTCCTTGGTTAGGATCTTTTTCTGTTAACGGATCTTCTGGAAATTTAAATGCGTTTGGGTTCACAGGCGTTGTTTTTGTTACGCTCATGAACTTATAAACGGAGAAAATTAGTACTAGTGCGATTAAACCAATTAAAAATTCCATGTTTTATTTATATTAAATTTATTTACGATGTTGCACAAGCTGCAGATGTTGTGGCCCCTGCTTCCGTGTATTGTTGATTTCCATTAGAGTTTGGTATGATGTCATCTAATGTAAACGTTGATACATTCTCTCCTGCATTAGCTCCTAAATACTGCATATAGCCGTAAGAGGTTCCTGAAGGTATCGTTACAGTTCCTGTGATTATTGAAGCAAGGTCTCCTGTCCAAGTAAAGTAGGTTGTAACGTTTGTATTAACCGGAGCTGTTGAATATGCATGCACATCTACTGCACCACTCATGTCTGCTGTTTGACTAGCACACATTGACACATCTATAAATATAGGACAAGCTCCTTGTGAAGTAATAGACCCACTCACCACAGTGAAGCAATCAGTTCCGTTAGAGTATTTACCGTCAGTGACTAGAGATGTCAATCCTGAATCATTCCAAAGAGAAACTCCAGTGCTTAAAGAAGAGCTGTTAGAGTATGTGGTCACCGGTGTCAAGCTGAAATCAGCGCATGCATCGGCACAAACTGTAGCGTCATACCCTAATACGTGAGTGTAAAACACTGACGCTGGACCACTTCTAAGGTTGGTGTTGTACGCGTTAAGCTCATATATGCTTCCGGATGTTGGAGTGAATGTAACTGCTGCGTAAACTTCCCAAGATCCACTGGATGGGTATGCTGTTGAGTTAAGAGAGGCTGAGGCTGTTCTAATAAGCACTGCGTTCTCGTAAACGTCAATGACAGTGTCACATTGTGTAAATGATCCCCACTCTGTAGTAGACCCACTTACAAGTGATTTAGCTGTAAATACCTTCCCGTCAAATGCAAATGGTGCGTATGCTGAATCTTCCGGTTGAATTTCTCCTGACTGTAAAGTTCTATCCCAGGCCATCACGAAATCTCCTGTAACCCCATTATTGTAAATACCTTTGTTATCCACGTAAGCTAGGCCACTTCCTGTAGCTGCACTACTAAATGACATAGATACAGGGATAAGTGTAGGGGTTGTTGTTACATTTACTTGGTAATTTCCTCCAGCTTGTAGGGTTACAACCGGTACTGTAGTTACGTCCATAGTTCCACCATTTCGTACAATCAATGTACTTCCTGAAGATATGATAGCTCCTGATTGAGTTATTTGACCTACAAGTGATGCTGAAACGTAGTTATTCCAAATAGATGCTGAAGCATCGTTAGTGAATGAGTACGCATACAATTCTACGGAAGTTCCTGCAGGTATTGTTAATGAACCTGTTCCTCCAAACACTTGATCAAGGAATACGGTGCTGCCACCTGGAGATTGAATTCTTAAGTTACCGTCAAGGAATGACCCTGTCTCAGAGAATTCAGTCAGACTCCAATTAAGTGTTGCTGGCTCTACTGGTAATGTAGGGCTCTTTGTATTAGCGACAAGGGTGTATGTGGTGCCTGGATCTAGATTCACTTCTACACTAGAAGATATGATGCCTGAATTTTTAGCTATTAACTGACTAGAAGATGCTACGTTTGTAGTACCTTGTAATAAATGATATCCTAAGGATGCTGACTCAAATGGTCCCCAAACAGATCCTGTATTGTTTCTGGTATCGGATTGAACTTGCACAATTAAATTCTGATCTGCAGGTATTAGCACCGTACCATCGCTAGATCCTGTAACATCTAAATAGGTTACAGCTAAGTTAGTGGAAAGCACTCTTAACCTGGCATCTATAAAGATTGATCCACTAGACTGTGTATATTCGGTTAAATTGTAATTTATTGTGTAAGGTTGAGTATCTGGTGTGTAAGCTGTGTAAGCTGATATGTAAACAGGTGTTTGGTTAGCTATTGTGAAGGAGCTAGTCAAAAAGGCCCCACTTTGAGATGTTATTAATGAGGCTTGACCTGTAACAGAAAGGTTTAATGAAGCTGTGCCATCTGTGGGCCAAGTTCCATCTGACCAAGTCTCTACATACACATTATCCCCTACATTTGCTGTAAATCTGCCCCTATCTTCATCATATTCTAATAACTTTTCTTTACCGTTAACTGTAATTTTTAAATTACTGTCTATGAAGTAATTGTTTGGCATACTTGAATTTTGCCAGTTAATCACGGTTGTGGAAGTGTCTTGGAAGTATGTCTGATAAGATTGGTTGGTTATTACAGCTACACCTTGTTCGTAGAAAATGTTTCCTACAAAAGTGGTGCCATCCTTTAAATTACCTTTATTATCATCTGTAATGTAATACGCAGACGAACTTAAGACAAATGTCCCTGGAGCTAAAGAATCTCCGTACACACTTGCAGGTATTGTTAGTACAGCTATTTTATCACCAGGTTGTTGGGGAAAAGAGGCTGTGCTGTAGCTAATATTAAGAGCAGGCTCAAAAGAAGAGCTAGCGATGTATGACGAAGCTGATTCATAATTTAGTCCTTGTATTAAGCTTCCCGTGTTTAATAGGGAGCCTGAGTATTGGTTGTAATATTGTTGGTTTATTGCTTCATATACTAACCTTTGGTATTGTGAGTTTACAGTCATTGGATCTGAGTAAACATCAAATGACCCAGTCATTTTAAGGCCGGTGTATACAAATATACTACTAGAGGCTATGTTCAAATGAGAAAAGTCCCATTGTTTATTTGCAACATATGGGACTGTAATAACGTCAGACTTATTTATTCTCTTAAATGAACTCATAGATATATTCCTTAGGCTTTGTTTTTACTAGGCCTGTAATTTAACTCTTAATGTAAGGGTCTTTGTGAAATCCTTGGTTAATGGCTTGCTAAGCTTAGCTACCGCCAATAATTCGTTCTGCTCATTGTATAAACCCACTGTTGTCACAAATGTTTGTGGATTGTATATCATCGTATCGTAGATAATGTTGCCATTGCTGTCGATTACGGATGGATTGGTTGTATAGTTTAACTCCGCGTATTTAACGTGAACATCATAATACCTAGCTGATACAGTTTCCTGGCTACTCAATGAAAAGCCATTTCCTAGTCTTATAGAATTGTAAAGCTTATTGTTGTTTGTGTTATAAGCTGCTGTGTAAGATGTACTAGCCGTTTCATCAGGTACAAGTCCTATACCTCCACTAGCTTGTGCTAAAGCTAAAGCTCTTGGGTTAAGTATGATCGTGGCCATATCTGGTAAGTAAATACCATAACTTCCAGAAGCTGTCTGTAAAGATGAGGTATTATAGCTTAACCCGTTTGATCCACTAACTAGGTTATAAACCCTATTAGCTCCGATATAACTAACTACAGAATTATTGTTGCTATCATCAGTAAGGTTAATTACGGTTGATCCACTACTAAGTCTTAGATTTAATGAACCTGGTTTTAAAGACTCTTTATACCTAGCTCTACTAATGTTGATAACGTACATATCTTTAGACAATCCGTTATTCCCTCCAAAATTAACTAAACTTCCGGTAATACCACTCCCTGCATAAAGAGTGTTGTAGTACTGTTCGTAGATAGCTTTGGTTGGGGTTAAACCTGGCATTGCTGTATTAAAAGGGGCAGATCCGCTACCTGATGCATGTCCGTAAGCTACAGTGTACTGCAACTCAGACCCTGAAGTAGATACCGCTAAATTATTAACATTTAAGTAAAAAGTTCCTGGAACTGAAGCCTCTTGTACAGATGAGGTAAACATACTACCGGATGTCAGTGTGTAGGTGTTATTTGACCAAAGAGGTCCTGTTATGGCCTCCGAGGTTATAATACTATCCGCTGTATCAAAATTTATAAAACTCATGTTGTATTATTGGTTTCTTGTTATAGTGATTGGAATATTCTTAGTAGCTCCAGAATCTCTTCCTGTTACAATTAATTGACTTTGAAGACTTGTCCTGGTCCCGAATAAGGTATTTATTGTGGTTCCCACTAATGTAAACGAAGTTCCTATTTGAGTCTTACTTACATTTGTACTTGAAATAGAGTTTAAGCTAGGGTCTCCTAGAGTTGTGGTGTCTATACCTATTCCAGTAAATGTTGATAACAATCTTGAGTCTCCGATAGTTATGATGTAACCAGATGGTTCGTAAGATTTGCCTGTGATAAGGTAGTTTAAAGTCTCTGGAGTTATAGACAAAGATGCTCCTTGTTTCAGGGTAATGCTATTGTATCCAATACTAACAACCGGAAGTTTAGATGTACCAGGAGCTAGTGTAACCAGCTTATTCCTCATAGCTAGGGCATCGTTTGGTGAAGCCTCTGTTACAGGTGAATTGGTTATAGCTTCTCCATAGTAAGCACTTCCACTTGGGTGGTTAGGGTTGTATAGATTGTAAGATACCCCGTCATCAGACAAGGCAAACTTGGTTATTGCAAATGAGCCATCTCCACGTGCGATTAGTGCCCTGCCGCGAGTGGTCAATATCGCATCGATAGTTATAATGCTTGAATTAAGGTAAGCCAAAGTATTAAGTTTTAATGTTTATTACGTATATAAATATCTAGTTTTCTATTGTGTACTTAATGATATTTTCAAAGGCTCTGCAATATTAGCCACCTCTTTTAATACACCTCTTTCTAGATTTGAGGGTATTAGTAGGGATTTTGAGGCCTCTCCTTCTATTTTCTTGAAATTTAGTATTACAGAAGTTTCGTCTGGAACCTTTCTTAAAATTGCGAATGATTCTGGATTTATTGAACCTGAAGATATACTTGAATTACTTCTGAAAGTCACTTTTATGTTAGGAGTTTTCTCTACCTTCTCTACCTCATAGTACACAGATGCTGGAGAGTCGAAATTTCCAAACCTGAATATATCGTTAGGTTGAATCTCGAATATATCTGTAACTGGGCTGTAATTAGGTGCTACAAACTCATTTGGTAGGAATACGGACTGACTATAGAACTCTAATGAAGCTGAGTCATTGAATATAATCCCTTTATTTGTACCGGTGTCATATGAAAAAATTGGTGGTGTTTGACCTACAGATCCTGTGGTAACAAGTCTAGTTAAAAAGGTGTCTGTATCGTAGATCTCAAAAAAAGAACCTTTATTTAGATAAAACTCAAACCTATTCCATTGACCGCTAAAACCATCTTGAAGATCTATAAAATATAATCTAAATCTAATATAAGCACCTGCTGTTAAATTTGTGGTATAGTTAGGTAATATATTTAAATTGAAATTCCAATTTGAGTACATGTCAGCATCAAACTTAATAGTATTACTGGTGGCATCCCACTGAGCTGTAAAGCCGGAACCTCCCCCACTGGGTGCACCTAGTGACTGAAGAACTGTACTTGCCAGATGTGTCCAAGAGTTATCTAATTCTGGGGTAAATGTTTGTTCTACTATGCCTACAACCTTGAATATAGACCAACCTATGCCTGCATCACTACCTTTAAATGTGAAACTTATAGATCCACTTATAGTGTAAAGTCCTGACCTAGGTACTAGGTAATAGTAATTACCGTTAAAAAGTTGGTAGGTTGATGTGTCAGGTTCCGTATTATATCCTCCAGCAAAGCTGTTAAATTTAAGTATGTCAAATGCATAGGTGTTACCTTGAACTGGCCTTCCTGGATCTGGCGTAATACCTCCATAACTATTGTAATTTACCCCTAAAATAGGACTACTTGCATATGGCCATGTAAGATATGTATAAGCTTCACTAGACATAGGAGAGTATGTGTCGGAAGCTATAGCTCCATTTTTAGTAAAAGTATAACCAGCCCCTGAATTAACAGGTGTTTCTATAGGCCTTCTTACAGTAGCTCCATCCCAAGCTGTATATCCATAAGAACTGGTAGAAAAAGCTTTAATACCTAACTGTAAAGATTGAGTTATTGTAGGATTTAAATATTCAAAGTATAAGGTTTCGTCTAGATCTCTGAAAAGTATTGGTGAATATGAGAATCCTCCGGCAAATATCTCTTTACTTCCATTTAATATACCCTGGTTAGTTGGTCTAGCTTTATCAAATAAAGAAACAACTGCCTGATCTCCAGATTTAAATGTATTTTGTACTTCAAATACATTCTCATTGTCCTTGTTAAGGTCTGTTAAAGATCCACTAGCATCTATTAAATACTTTAAATTTAGTGTAGTTTTATTGTAAAAGTTAATACATCTACTCTCTATACTGTCCACCCATGCAAACTTTCCTACATTATAGTCAATAGCAGCATTCTTACCGTAAGAGCTATCTCCTACAGTGTACGTATTGTACAACGCGCTGGTTGATTTAGACCCTTCGTATCTAGGAAGAGAGTGTCTTTTATAGTCGTAATACCCATCTTGTAATTCTGCGGTTCCTAGTATTTCATCATTATCCCTATCTATTTTTAAGTATCTGCTAGAGGTTACGTTTTGTGTAGCAACTCCTTGTAAAGTGTTATAGTCTGTAAGCTCGAACACTTGTGTATTTACAGATCCTGTAGGAAGGCAGTATGGATTAAAATTATCGCGGTTAAACTCATCATCTACATCTAGTATTGTACCAGGCAACTCTCCTGTTATAAACACTTGAGGGTTACCGTCCGTGTCTACGTGAGAAGAATCTGACACTATGTCCAACTCATCTATAGAATCTTCATAAGTACCTACATTCTCTACAGATGGTTTATGTCTTTGTACCTTATTTCTCTCTAGTAGGGGAGATTTTATAGTAACACCAGTACTAAGGTTGGTCCTTGCAGGTACATAGTCTTCGATCATTTTAAAGAGGGTGTTGTCTACACTCTTTATTAATCTAATATAATCTGTAAAGTTATATTTACGAGCATACTTTTGGAAGTACTCCTTCTTTTGAACCTCTAAGTTAGAGTAATTATCGCTGTATTGGTCACCTGGATCACCTATTAAATTGTCTATATTTACGGTACCACCGAACTGAGCTATGATATCCTTATCAATCTCGTTTTGAGGGGAGAATGATACATCTGTAAAATGCATATCATTTGTCCTGTAAGAGTCAATATCCTCTAATCTAACATTAGGGCTCAATACTGCACTCTCGATAGTATTGTCTACTATCCTTACCTTTTCAGTTACAGGAGAGTAGTACCCGGAATTGGGTGCATTAGCGTGCACTTCGTAGTAAAAACTTTGGTAACTATTCTCATCAGGGTATCTGTAAAAATAAGCCTTATTTTCATTTACAAAGAATGGAAGACTACCTGTTACAGCTCCATACACGTTTACACCATACACAGCTTCTGCATAAAGTGTTAGATCCAATAAGGCTCCCACACTACCTGAAGAGTATGGTACACTGTAGTTAGGGTGTACAGACTCTATAGTTGTGCTTGCACTGTGATTGTAAGTAACTAGGTTGTTACCTAGAGGGAATCTAGCTGCTAAATCATTGAACGCAGACCCACTGTAATTACCTTCGTAAGACTCTGGGTTCAATACGTGTGCATTAAAAGCTTGTTCAGATAAAGGTTCTGACCAAAGCCTAAGTTCTTGTAAATTTCCGTTAAAGCCTGATCCACTAGGGAAAAATGTATTCACATAAGTAGGTGAACCTACAGTTAAGTAGGTGTGTGTATTTACGTTACCGAAATCTGACCAAGAGTTATTTAAGAAAAATCTATTAGATCCTGTAGCATAAATACTGGCTGATGCCTGGTGAGTTATTTCTCCACCATCAGCTGTTTTTATAAATAAGTTGTATTGTTGTACAGACGCTGTATCGTAAGGCTCTCCGCTACCTGAGTCATACGTAGTGTACTTATTAGTTCTACCTAGCATTAAATTCCACCAATAAGAGTCGCCATCAGAACCTGTAGCGTATATAGGTAATGTTAAAGATGAGGAAACGTATTGAGTAGTATCTGATAACAAGAAGTTTACATTAGCTGAAGGTATGCCATTAGATGATGTGTAATCCATGGTTACACCAAAGTTGATCACACTTAACCCATCTGAATACTCCTGTAACAATGTAACCTTATCTTTTATCTGATTTACGTCTGGTTTAAATCTAAGTTCAATAGAGTCAGCAACAAATGCATATTCTCCATACTTTATGTCGTTTTGAGTTAAAGGTGCCCAGGCTACATCAAAGTTAGCACTACCGGTGTTCCTTAACGCATAAGAAAACCTGTCGTATACGTACTCTAAACTTGAAGAAAATTTGTCGGATCCTCCATACTCTTTTACATCCAATATTGTAGATGGAATGCCGAAAGTACTTACTAAAGCTTTTATACCCCTATTTGTACCCTTTGATTTAAGTAGGTATGGTAGGTTGTGGTAGATTCTCTTGAATAGCTCTTTACTGTGATCTTCTCCACTAGTTGGTATAGCTGACGCAGTTATGTTGTAACTACCTGAATTGTTTCCAATAAGGTAGTTAAATATATTTTCGTTAGTATTATTGTTGTAAAGTTTTATACCTAAAGACCTTAAGGCTGTATACACCATATCCTTAGATATACCCTCTTTAAAAGAGTTATCAGCTTTGTTTAAATCTTTTATAGCTTTAATGTATATCCAAATATTATCGAACTGCTGCCCAATCATATTCAGGAATAAAAGGTAAGGTGAGTTCTGCTCATCCCCACTTATAAACTCTGGTACAGAGAATGTTAAATTGTCCTGGTTACTTAGGTCATACAAAGATGCTGTAAGCAACATACCTCCATAATTAACACTATCTTCATCAAAGGATCCTAGCCATTCAATAGCTAGAGATGATGTAGTTGGGGCTAGGGTGTAATTAGGGTAGGTTCCAGTTTTTGGCCAAGAGTTAGACTCTGATACATAATACAAATACCTTTCATATCCATCAAACTTTTCAATAATACCTGTAACACTATTTTTTAAAGATTGTACATTTGTACTTACACTACTTGATGTGTAGTTTGGTACTGTTTGAAGTGTTGCAATGTTTTGATTATACTCCTCAATCTTCTCTAATTTGTAGTAGAAGTTACTAAGCCTTTCTACGGCAGAAGAGAAATGTATAAAATTGCTAAAATCAGAGTAATCTACATTAATATCTATAGAATCATTCTTTAACCTATTTACTATATTTTGGTAGTAGGTTAGGGAATCTGAAGAGTATATTGTAGTTAAGTTCTGGTAATCTGAAGATATTGCCTGGTCAGCATCTAAATTGATATCGAAGTTAGTTGGCCATAAGAATTCTACTTCCTCTACTACAGGGTCTAAAGCTAAAGATACCTCAAACTTAATTGCATTGGATAACTCCTCAACAAACCATAAAGAACTCTTTGTACCAAACTCTTCCGGTAAAGGTTCGTATAGTTTTACAATTATGGAGTAAGGGTTTGTGTTTTTATCTAAGGCAATGTTTACTGCAGTGACAACCTTATTGTCCCCGAAATTAAGTAGAAAGTCCTTAAAGAATAAGGATTGCTCTATTTCACTGATTAAAGCTAAAGTGTTTTGCTCTACTGTGTCATTTGAAACTAGATTTGATACAATCCTAAGCTCTGTCCTATCAGAAGAAACTTCTTTTATGTAGAAAATTTTCTCTGCTAAATCAAATATTCTCTTTCTATAAACCTTGTATATGACAGTGTAATCTCCTACGGTGTAGTCTAGAGATTGTAAATGAGTTGCAGGATCGAATGTTAAGTGATTTACTACAGGAGTTACACTTAAGTTAATTTCTGGTGGTATTTGGTACCCCTTATACCTGTAATCAGATAATAACAAGTCCTCACCTCTAGAATAGATATGAGCCTCTACATAATCGTTAGGCTCTCCAAAATTTCTTTGGTATTCTCTAGAAGGTATTAACGAGTTATCTTCCTCGCTATACTTGTTTACTTCATCTATAACTCTGTTTACGCTAAGTACCATTTATAATTTTACCTTGTTAAGGTGTCTATTTGATTTTTTAATTCTGCATTTTCTTGTTTCAAAGCCTCTACCTCTTGTAAAAGTTCTGAGTAGGGTTGGCCTACATAATCTCCACTCCTGTTCAATATTTCTGTGTGACTTAATTCTCCATCAACCGGTATCTCAAAAAACAGTGTGTTATACATATCAAAAAACTTGTCTACAGATACTTCATTTTGAGATGACTCCGTTTGCACTGGCAACAACTCTTTAAAGTTTACGTCAACCACTGTAGAGAAGGTGTTCTTACCGTATATAGTCCTTTTTAAATCTACTGTTTCGCTCATTCCTTATTCTACTTTAAATATCAAATCATCTTTAAATACTACTGTCTCAGATCCTATTGTACTTTTTATCACTACCTGGTAGTACCTGTAAGGCTCTATGCCGTTCATGTGGAAGTTAAAATAGTTACCTAAACTGTCAGCACTTATTTTAGTTGCGTTATCGTCGAAGTCTATTACAACATCTTTAGTTTTTAAATCTATTAAACTCCAATAAGAGCTGCTAGGTAAATACTTTAGCTGTGTGGCTAGAGATCCTGTTGTGAACTGCCTTACTGGAAACTTATCCCTAACAGACACCCTTACCTTATGAACTGATTCTGGGTCATAAGATGTTGGGGCATTTTGTAAAGATATGTTAATATTTGCATTAGAACAAATAAAACTTTGGCTAACTGGGTTAAATACACTATCATCCCACTTTATGTTAAGACTTGGGGGGTATATAGTGCTGGTGTCTCTTGAGAAATACTGTACTTTAAATTCTTCAGTGGACTCAAACTCCCCACTTCCTGAAACCTTAACTACAAATCCATTGTTACTTATACTGCCGGTGTACCAAGATTGTACTATATCTGTAACGTTTAAGTCTACATCCTTAACATCATACACCCCAAAAGATGCATTTGACGTAGATGCTGTGTACCAATTACCACCACCCTGCGTAACTCCGTTGTAACTTGATGTAGCTACACCTACAGGAAGACCTGTAGTCTGCCAAGAGCTTGATGGTTTGGCATTAGTCCAAGATACTCCGTTAGTTTCTATTGGAGCTTGGCCGTACTTACCTGTTCCCATATCCCACTGTTGGTAAACTGGGAATACTTCTATACTGTAGTTGTCTGCTAGGTTAACTGCATCAGCTAAGTACATTTGTAGTGATGCTGAAAATGATGCTGAAAATGATGCTGAAACTTTATTCTGAATTACAGATTGTATTTGATCTTGTGGGAATTGTATTAAGATTCTGGCAGAAGAGTTTGGACTCAAGGTTGTATACCCTGAGCTTAATTCCAATATAGCATCCATCCCAGTGTTTTCACTAGGGTAGTTTGAATATATTGTAGCATCCTTGGAAGGAAAAATTTTATATACTGCCAATTTATTTTTATTTTATTAAGTCTTCGTACTTACCAATAACTGTTGCTATACCTTGACACATTGCCTCAAATTTTGCTGGATCGTCATACTTCTGCATGTCTGAAGGATTGCTTATAAAGCAGACCTCTAACAAACAAACTGTTCCAGCTTCTCTCATTAATCCTAATCTTCCTCTATGACTATCTTTCTCGAAAAGAATTCCGTCCCCATCGCCACCATCTCTCACTTTAATACCTAAAGCACTTCCAACAGCTGCTGATAACTCCCTAGCAAAAGCTTGAGAAGTCTTGCTAGAATCGTCTCCAACTAAAGCTGAACAACCGGTGGCTGCAGGGTTGCTTGCTGCATCAAAGTGGTACTCCACTACAACAGAAGCTGGTCCTGGTTTAATGCGAGCTAAATACTCTTTTAAACTCTCTGTAGGGTTATCCTCTAATACGTTATACCCCTTACTGCGTAAGATGGCATTAACTCTATCTCTAACTTTAATAGCTTCTTGAGCTTCAAGTCTTCCTGCAGAGTTTACTGCTCCTGGATCGTAATTTTTATGTCCTTTTGCGGCACAATGGCCTGCGCTACTAAATATCATATTTTAATTTTTTAACCCCTAT